GATACAAGTTATGTAGAAGATTATAACAATAAAATTAAAGTTTTAGAATTGAAAATTGATTCATTACATACAATAAATGGTGGGTTAGTAATTAAAATAGATACTTTAAACCAGGCAATAAATAAATTAGATTCACAAATAGGTTTAAAGGATAGTAAAATTAGTACCTTAAAAAATACAATAAATGAAAAAGTTACTGCTGTTGATACTTTTAGTAATAGTGAGCTTGAAATGTTTTTCACAAATAGATACAACAAAGATATCTTTAGAGGAACCGATAGTACGTCTCATAATTAAAGATCTTATTGAAGGTGATGGAATTAAAGAAGAATTATCTATTACTTTAGAAAAAGTTTTACTTTTAAATCAAAAAATAGTTTTGAAAGATAGTATTATAAATACCAATTCTCAACAAATAGATAATTATAATTCTATTATATCAACTAAATCTAAACAAGTTAAAGTTTCTCAAGAATTGACTAGTAAATTAGAAACGGATTTACAAATACAAAAACGTAAAAATAAAATAACTATTGCAGCTAGCATAGCAGCTATTATACTTATATTATTAACTGGGAATTAAAGAATGTCAGACTTAAAAAAAGTAATAAGACAAGAATACCTTAAATGTGCACAAGATCCTGCCCATTTTATGAAAAAATACTGTCAGATTCAGCACCCCCAACGTGGTAGAATTCAATTTAATTTATACCCCTTTCAAGAGAAGGTATTAAATTTATTTAGAGATAATCCATATTCTATAGTATTAAAATCCCGACAGTTAGGTATATCAACATTAGGTGCTGGCTACTCATTATGGTTAATGACATTCCATAAAGATAGAAATATACTCTGTATAGCAACAAAACAGGAAACTGCTAAAAATATGGTTACTAAGGTAAAGTTTATGTATGAAAACTTACCTTCATGGCTTAAGATTGATGCTGCAGAAAATAATAAGTTAAATCTTAGATTATCAAATGGGTCTCAAATAAAAGCTACATCTGCATCTAGTGATGCTGGTAGATCTGAAGCAGTATCTTTGCTGTTAATTGATGAAGCAGCTTTTATTGATAATATTGGAGAAATATGGGCTTCAGCTCAACAAACACTAGCTACAGGTGGTGGGTGCATTGCTTTATCTACACCTTATGGTACAGGTAATTGGTTTCACCAAACATGGACAAGAGCAGAAGCATCAGAAAATGATTTTTTACCTATAAAATTACCTTGGTATGTTCATCCTGAAAGAGATGAGGCATGGAGAAAAAAACAAGATGAGTTATTAGGTGATCCTAGAATGGCTGCACAAGAATGTGATTGTGATTTTAGCACATCAGGTGATGTTGTATTCTATCCTGAGTATTTAGAATATTATGAAAAGTCTTTTATTAAAGATCCTATAGAAAGAAGAGGCATAGACCAAAATCTATGGATTTGGGAAACTGCAGATTATAGTAGAGATTACATGGTAGTGGCTGATGTATCAAGAGGTGACAGTAAAGATTATTCAGCCTTTCATGTTATGGATACTGAAAATAATGTACAAGTAGCAGAATATAAGGGCCAAATAGGTACTAAAGAATATGGTCATTTATTAGTAGGTATAGCTACTGAGTATAATGAGGCTTTATTGATTATAGAAAATGCAAATATAGGATGGGCTACTATTCAAACTGTATTAGATAGAAATTATAATAATCTTTATTACTCACAAAAAAGTGAATTTTCAAATGTTAATTCATACTTTGACAAATATCAAGACCATTCTAAAATGGTTCCTGGGTTTACTATGTCTTCTAAAACTAGACCTATGGTTATAGGTAAATTTCAAGAATATTTAAGTGATAAAGGAGTAACTATACAATCAAAAAGATTAATAGAAGAAATGAAAACCTTTATTTGGAAAAATGGTAGACCAGAAGCCCAAACAGGTTATAATGATGATTTAGTATTATCTTTTGGAACAGGAATGTATGTTAGAGATACTGCATTAAAAAATAACCAAAGGGGAATTGATATGACAAAACAAGCATTACAAAATATGAGAGTTGATAGAACACCATACCAAGGTGGATATGGATCTAATCCCTCAATCCCTAATCCATATACAATAGATACTGGAGAAGGTAAAGAGGATATTAGGTGGCTTTTAGATTAATATTTATAACAATAATTACATACAAAAATGGCTAATAAAAGTGTATTTACAAGATTAAAAAAATTATTTTCTACTGATGTAGTTATCCGTAATGTTGGAGGTAATCAAATAAAAACAGTTGATTCTGGACATATTCAATCTAGTGGTGAGTATGAAACTAATGGGTTAATAGACAGATTTAATAGAGTGTATTCTACAATGCCTACTTCTTTATTAGGAGCTCAATTTAACCTTAATTATCAATATTTAAGAACACAATTATATTCCGAATATGATATAATGGATCAGGATGCTATTATTGCTTCTGCACTTGATATTATAGCGGATGAATCTACTCTTAAAAATGATATGGGTGAAGTACTTCAAATTAGAAGTTCAAATGAAGATATACAAAAAATATTATATAACTTATTTTATGATGTTTTAAATATTGAGTTTAATCTATGGATGTGGATTAGACAAATGTGTAAATATGGAGACTTTTTCTTAAAATTAGAAATAGCTGAAAAATTTGGAGTATATAATGTTATTCCTTATACCGCATACCATATTGAAAGAGTAGAGGGATTTAATCCTGAAAATCCTGCTGAAGTAAAATTTAGATGGAATCCTGATGGGTTTGCTGGAAGTTCTTATGGGTACTATAATGTCCCTAATCAAGGAGATGATAATAGTAAAGGTGGTATAACATATGATAATTATGAAATGGCCCACTTTAGAATGGTAGCAGATGTAAACTATTTACCATATGGTAGGTCATATATTGAGCCCGCAAGAAGACTATATAAGCAATATGCTTTAATGGAGGATGCTATGTTAATTCATAGAATATCTCGTGCACCAGAAAAAAGAGTATTTTATGTAAATGTAGGTTCTATACCACCTAATGAGGTAGAAGCATTTATGCAAAAAACAGTTTCAAATATGAAACGTGCTCCTATGATGGATGAAAAAACAGGAGAATACAATTTAAAGTATAATATGCAAAATATGTTAGAAGATTTCTATATTCCAGTTCGTGGGAATGATAGTGCTACTAAAATTGAAACAACTCCTGGTTTATCATATGATGGAATACAAGATGTAGAATATCTAAGAGATAAATTATTTGCTGCCCTTAAAATACCTAAAGCATTTTTAGGATACGATGAGAATATTGAAGGTAAAGCTACATTAGCTGCTGAAGATATTAGATTTGCTCGTACCATTGATCGTATTCAACGTATTATACTATCAGAACTAAATAAAATAGCATTAGTACATTTATATACACAAGGGTATACAGATGAGACACTTACTAATTTTGAATTATCAATGACAACTCCTTCTATTATATATGATCAGGAAAGAATTGAATTGTTAAAATCCAAAACAGAATTAGCTCAAGCAATGTTAGACCAAGGTTTAGTATCTTCGGATTGGATATATCATAATATTTATCATTTTAGTGAAGATCAATACGAAGAGTATAGGGAATTAGCTAGAGAGGATGCTAAACGTAAATTTAGATTAGCTCAAATAGAAGCTGAAGGTAACGATCCTTTAGAATCAGGCCAGTCTTATGGTACACCTCATGATTTAGCTAGTTTATATGGTAAAGGAAGAATGTATAGTGATCCTGGTAATGTACCTGATGGATATGAAGATGATGATCCAAAATTAGGTAGACCACAAGATTCTATTACTACTAAAGGTAAGCAAAGTAATAATTTTGGAAAAGATCCTTTAGGTACAAAACGTATGAAAGATACTGATAAAAATGAGGGAAGTAATCGATCTTCTTTATCCGAATTTGAAAATCCTAAAGTAACATATTTAAAAAATAAAGATATGTTTAAAAAATTGAATAAAAAACAATTAGTTTTTGAAAGAGATAAGAACGATAGTACATTACTGGATGAATCTCAACTAAAGGACTAATATTTATAATTAAATATATTTTTTTGATGAAAATTAAGAATTCTAAATTTAAAAATACAGGTATTTTGTTTGAATTACTTGTACGACAAATCACAGCAGATACCCTTAAGGGTGTTGACTCTCCCGCTATAGACTTACTAAAAAAATACTTTGTAAAAAGTGAATTAGGTCGTGAGTATAAACTATACGAGTCTATACAAAAATCCCCTATTTTAAATGAAAATAGAGCATCAGTTCTTATAGATACAGTATTAGATAGTTCTAAAAAGTTTAATAGGTCTTTTCTCAGAAAACAAAAGTATAATCTTATCAATGAGATTCAAAAACATTATGATGTAAATCAGTTTTTTAACTCTAAGATTAAAAATTATAAAGAACTAGCTTCACTATATACATTGATTGAAGGATACAACTCATCATCTATGATTAATACTGAACAGATAATGAGTAATAAAATAACCCTATTAGAGCATCTAACTAAACAAAAGTTAGATCCTACTAAAAAGGATGAAGTATTACTTGAATTTGCTACCTATGATGAGGATACAAGATCTCTTACCTATAGAATATTATTAGAGAAATTTAATGATAAGTATGAAGTACTAAGTTTAGATCAAAAACAAGTATTAAAAGAATTTATTAATTCTGTAGATTCAACCCCTAGTCTAAGAATTTTTTATAATACTAAAATAAATGAGTTAAAATCTGTTTTAAATACTGAAGCTGAAAATATTAAAGATAAAGCTACTAAAATTAAAATAACTGAGGTTGCTAAACTATTAGTAGAGCTAAGTAAAACAGACAAGATTAATGATGATAACTTAGTTGATTTGTTACAATATTATGAACTAGTAAAAGAAATAAAAATATCGAATGGGGTACAAGTATAAAATTAAAGAACTTGAAGTAGGGGATATTAGCACTAATGATGGAACACAATCCACTGTTAGTGACATCAATCCTGAAACAGGAACTGTTTCTTGGGATATAGATTATGTTCCTGCTTTTGATACTACCTTTAAAGAATTTCAAGAGTTAAGACAATATTTAAATAAACTATCTAAAAAAACTGATGATGTAGTAATTGATCAGTTATCAGATGAAGTTAGTAAATTATTTAATAGATACAGAACTCATATTAGGAAAAATTATTCAGATGAATATAAAAAAACAGGTATGAATGAAGATGAAGTAGATGAAATATCTATGAGTGGAGGTGCGGGAGCATATCTTACTCCATATGCATTTAGACTTCCTAAAAAGAAAAAGAAAAAAAAAATAAAAGAAGCTAATTCTGAAGAAGAAAGTAATAAAGTACCTGAGGCAGCAATGATATTACCTAGGGGTAAAAAAGTTATCTTACAAGCTGAAGAACAAGATTATAAAAGAGGATTAGTTGTAGAATTAACAAACGAAGGTGGGTATAAGATAAATTATTGGTATGGAGATGATGTTAAAATCTATCCAGCTGAAGTTGAAGTTGATGGAGTTTCTATAAAAGATGATGCTAATGAAGTATACATTAAATTCCACCCAGAACTAAATGAAAATAAAATTTCTAATCCTGGTGCAACTTTAGGACCTGGCCCTGCTGCAAGTGAAGATGGAGTAAAAGATAATGCTTATGTAAAGCAATTTAAATATCAACTAGTACCTAAAGACAAACAGGGCAATTATGTACAGAAAGGCTCTGGTCTTGAAGTAAAAAATCTTTTTTAATATTTATAATATGAAATATAAGCTTAAAATTAAAGAAGAAGAAGATAATACTAAAAAATATCATGAATCTCGCATTAATGCGTTTGATGGAATTGAAGATAGATTAGAAACTTTAAAAAAATCTTTAAGATTAGCTAAAATAGATACTATAAAATATTATAGAGATAATCCTAATAATTATTCTGTTGTTTATGGCACAGACTTAATTAATGATTATTTAAATGACATGGAAACTTTATTACAACAATAAAAATAAATTATGAAAAACTTAAAAGCTAAAAATAAAAATCTTATTAAAGAAGATTTAGGAGGAATAGTTGATTTAAAACCTATTACTAAAATTACTTCTTTAAACACCCCTAAAGAAGATTGGGAAAACAAGTTTGATGCTTATTTAGCTGAAGCAGGTAAACCTTCTTTAAATCCTATTGTTGATAATAAAATAGAGACAGAAATTAATACTAAAGAAGGAGAAGAAAAAATTAAATCTGTAGAGAAAAAGACAGCTGAAGAAGTAATTAATACTCAAGACCGGAATTATGATTATTCCCCACAGGTAGATAATATCAATAACGTTAATGGTCAAGAGATGTTAAACGGTGTATATCTAGAAGTTAAATACAACCCAGCTTTAACTATAGAAGAGGCACAAGCTGTTGTTATTAAAAACTTAGCAAAAGATCCTTTATACTATGTTAAAGAAGGTCAATTTGGTGTAAAAGGTTTAGGATATAGTGAAGCTAAAACACAAAAAGCAGAAGGTAAATTTGCTGCCAGTGGGTATAGTGAAAAACTAAAAGATAGTAGTACTGAAATGGTTCCTGTTAAAGAATCAAAAGATAATATACTAAGAAAAATGATTAAAGAATCATTAGGTGGTGTTGTATCTGTAGGTAATCCTAATAGTGTTGCTGTTCAACAAGGTAATGCTATTAAGCAAATGATGAAAGAAGAGGGATTAAATGAATCTCCAAATTCATTAAATACATTTATGAGTTCTTTATCTGAAGAAAATAAAGAAGAAGATCTTCCTATGGACGAAAATGAGGACAAATTCGCTGAAGCAAGAGAGAAAGCAATTGAATCATCTCAAGAAAAGGCTGGTATGTCTGAAGAAGACAAACCAGATTTTATCGATTTAGATGGAGATGGTGATAAAAAAGAATCAATGAAAAAGGCAGCAAAAGATAAAAAGAAAATGAAAAAAGAATCTATTGATAGTAAATTAGCTGAAATCGGAAAGCAGGGTGATATTGTAAAATTAGAAGCCCAAATAGGATTTTTAGATGAAGAAGTAGAAACTAAATCTGCTAGGGTAAATTCAATTCATGAGGATGAAAATTTATCCGAATTGATTGATAAAGGCAAAATGAAAGAAATGCAAAGAGAAATTAAACTTTTAGAAAAAAAGAGTTTAACAATGAAAAAGGTATATGAAAAAATGGCAGGTAAATCTTACCAAAAAGAAGAAATGGTAGATGAAACTGAGAATTTTGATGAAGTATGAGCAAACAATTATTAATAGAAACACATGCTATTAAAATCTCTCCTTCTCAAATAACTGAGGGAGTAGATGGAGAAAACACTGCACTATTAGTTGAAGGTGTATTAGCCACAGCGGAAGTCAAAAACGGCAATGGTCGTTATTATTCAAAAGACTTATGGGAACGTGAAATGGATAAATATAGCGAACTCATTAAACAAAGACGTTCAATGGGTGAATTAGACCACCCTGAATCTTCAGTAGTAAATTTAAAAAATGTATCCCATCTAATATCTGAATATAATTGGGATGGTGATAATGTAATAGGTAAAATAGAAGTTTTACCTACTCCTTCTGGTAATATATTAAAGGAACTTATCAAAAGTGGTGTAACCGTAGGTGTATCATCACGTGGAATGGGTTCACTTGAGGATAGAGGTGGTGTGATGGAAGTCCAAGATGATTTTGAATTATTGTGTTGGGATTTTGTTAGTACTCCTTCAAACCCAGGGTCATACATGCATATGATTAAAGAAGGTAAAGAAACCATACAGTATGATTATACTAAAATAAACCAAATAATAACCGAAATCCTTTGCTCTAAAGGTAACTGCCCTATATTCTAAATACTGCCTTACAGCTTTTTAATTTTTAAGAATACTCATATACGTATTATCATAATACAGCATGATATTCTTATATGCTGTTCAATTAATGTATTATTTCTATTACGTTTTATTAATAAACGTATTTCACAAACTAAATTTTGGGATTATTATGACAAATAAAAATTTGTTAAAAGAAGCAATTGCTGATGCAAAGGCCGTAAAGGAAACTGCTATCGCAAATGCTAAACTTGCTCTAGAAGAAGCTTTTACCCCACATTTGAAATCTATGTTATCTGCTAAATTGCAGGAAATGGATGATGACGATGATGATGTAAAAGAAGAAAAAGAGGAAGTTGATGAAAACAGCGAAACAACTGCATTTGATTATGCTAATTCTACTGCTGGACCTACTTTAGATCCTATACCTAAAAAGGTTGGGAAAAGTCAATCAAAAAGCTATGCTGATAAAGCTAGTGTAATGAAAGATATTAAAGAAGAAGAAGTAGAAGAGGAAATTGATTTAGATGAGTTACTAGCTGAACTTGAAGATTCTAAGAAGGGTAACGAAGAAGAGCAGAAAAAAATGGAAGGCGCTATCAGAGATGATAGAGACCACATTAAAAGTCTTGAAAAAGATCTTGCTGACGACGAAAAGAAATTAGCTAAATTAAAAGCTGATAAAAAAGACGACGTTAATGAGAATGCTCGTACTGATGCAGAAGAAGAAGGATATAAAGATGGAATGAAGGACGAAAAAGAAGACCTCATGAAAGAAGATGCCCGTACTGATGCAGAAGAAGAAGGTTACTTGGATGGAGAAGAGGACGGAAAAGAAGACATGGAGGGAACGATGGATGATGAAGAAATCGATCTTGAAGATATGTCAGAAGACGACCTTAAAGGATTCATCGAGGATGTCATTAAGGATATGGTTGCAGGTGGAGAAATTGAGCCTGGTGACGAATTTGTTGAAGACGAAGTTGAAGACGAAGTTGAAGTTGAAGACGTTGAAGACGTGGATGTAGAAATCGACGAGGAAATGAAAAAAGACGACGATAAAGTTGACGAGGAAATGTCTGATCCTGACATGCGACATGGAGATAAGGGAGATAGCGAAATTGAAAAAGAAACTGAAAAAATGAGATTTAAAGAGGTAATGAGTGAAATCGAAACCCTTAAATCTGAATTACAAGAAGTTAATCTTTTGAATGCTAAGTTACTTTATACTAACAAAATCTTCAAAGAAAAAAACTTAACTGAAAATAAAAAGGTTAAGGTGTTAAAAGCATTTGATAATGCTAAGACTGTTAAAGATGCAAAATCTATTTTTGAAACTTTAAGTGAAGGGATATTAGATACCCCTACTATTAATGAATCAATCAAAAGAGGTGCTGCTTCAAAAGCTACAGGTTTAGAACCTAAAACTGAAAAACAGCCTATCATTGAATCAAATGATGTTTACAACCGCATGCGCAAGCTTGCGGGATTAATTTAATTTTAAACTTTTAAAAACTTAAAAAATGAGCTTAAATACTCTTTTAGAAAGTGCAAATCCCTACCACTCTGTACAGAGTGATGCCGCCAAATTATCTGGTAAATGGGAAAAAACAGGTTTATTAGAAGGTTTAGATGGTGCCCACAAAAACAACATGGGTATTATTCTTGAAAACCAAGCTAAACAACTTGTAGTAGAATCTAGTCAAACAGGCGGAGGAGCCGCTTCAAGTGGTACATTTCAATCACAAACTGCTGTTAATACAGGAGGTCAGTGGGCTGGAGTTGCTTTACCATTGGTAAGAAAAGTATTTGGTCAAATTGCAGCGAAAGAATTCGTTTCAGTTCAACCAATGAACTTACCTTCTGGTCTAGTATTTTTCTTAGATTTCCAATATGGAACTGATAAGACTCCCTTTGCTTCTGGTAATTCATTATATGGAAATGGTACTGCTGCAACTGCTCCTTTTGGAAATGATTCAGCTGGAGGATTATATGGTGCTGGAAGATTTGGATATTCTACACAGAATACTCAATCTATTGTAGCTACTGCAGGTGGTACTTTTGTACAGGATGCAACATGGAGTGATTTTAATTTTGATTCTACTTACTCAGCATCTGCTGTGAATAATGAATTTTATAGGATTGCAATACCAACAAGTTCTTTAGAGCATCTTGATGCTCAAGGAGTAGCTGGTTTCCAATTATTTTCTGGATCAGTTGCCGCTGGTGTCACTTCTGCTAACGCTGGAGACCAACTTGCTGCTTTTACTACATATAATGGAGCTGCAAATGTTAATTTCTTTGTAACTAAATCTTTGTATCCTGCAGTTAATGCAACTGGATCACAAACTATAGTTTACCAAATCCAACCTACTGATCAATACAGAGGTGATTTTGAAAGTGGAAACGCTGAGCCTAACAGCTTAAACTCTCCATCAATTGCTATTCCTGAGATTAACGTACAGATGAAATCATCTGCTATTGTAGCCAAAACTAAGAAGCTAAAAGCCGTATGGACTCCTGAGTTCGCACAGGATCTTAATGCTTACCATGCATTGGATGCTGAAGCTGAATTGACTTCTATCTTAAGTGAGTATATTTCACTAGAAATTGACCTAGAAATTTTATCTATGTTGATTGAAAGTGCTGCCGCTGGTACTGAAGTATGGTCTGCAGTTAATAATAGATCTATTGTTGATAATGGTGCTGATGGTGTTGTTACTGATTTAGGTTTCTATAACTCTCAAGGACAGTGGTTCCAAACTTTAGGAACTAAAATTCAAAAATTGAGCAATATTATTCACCAGAAAACTCTTAGAGGTGGTGCTAACTTCATGGTATGTTCTCCTTCTGTAGGTACTATTTTGGAATCAATTCCAGGATTTGCTGCTGATTCAGATGGTGATGCTGCACAAGCTAGCTACGCATTTGGTGTACAAAAAGTTGGTCAATTGAATGGTAGATACAAAGTATACAAGAATCCATATATGACTGAGAACGTAATCCTATTAGGATTTAGAGGTGCTCAGTTCTTGGAAACTGGTGCTGTATTTGCTCCATATATTCCTTTGATCATGACTCCTTTAATTTACGATCCAGAAACCTTCACTCCAAGAAAAGGTCTCTTAACTCGTTATGCTAAGAAGATGGTTAGACCAGAATTTTATGGTACAATCGAAGTAAGTGGTTTAAATACTCTATAATTAGAATATTTTTACTTAAAAATAAAGAGAGGCGCTTTTGCGCCTCTTTTTTTATTCTTACCATATTTAATTAAGAAACTAAATAACAATAACTTTCTTCATATTTATCAACAAAATATAATATGAATGTACCAATATATGATGGTAATCCTGTTTGGGATGCAAACGCAGTGCCATTTGGATTTTATAGTAGTCAAACTGATTTTCAAGGAGATGCTGTAAAAGTAGCTAAATTCTGTGCTGCTAGATTAGGTTACCCCCTAGTAGATATTGAATTACAATCTGGATCGTTTTTTACTGCCTTTGAAGAGGCCGTTACCATATATGGTAACGAGTTATATGCGTATACTATACGAGATAATCAACTATCTCTAGAAGGTACATCTACGGGCAGTAATTTAAACCATGCGTTAATAACACCGAATTTTGAACCAATAGTTAGATTAACTGAGCAATACGGGTCAGAAGCAGGTTCAGGAGGAAATGTCCCTTATTATTCAGGTTCATTCTTATTAACCTCAAGTATCCAAGACTATTCATTTGATTCATTTTTATCTGGTAGTAATCTTACAGGTTCTGAATATAATTTAGGATTAGAAGTTAAAAGAGTATTTTACCAAGAACCAGTTCCGGCATCAGCTGCATTACTATCTCCATATAGTGGTTTTGGTTTTGGGGGGTCAATAGCTGCAGGTTTAATAGGTGTAGGTGGATTTGGAGCAGGCATGGGATTCTTAATGATGCCTCTAAATTATGATTTACAGGTTATTCAAAGCATTGAAATGAACCAAATGGTTAGAAGAAGTAATTATAGCTTTGAAATAAAGAATGATAAATTAAGAGTTTTTCCGGTTCCTATAAGTAATGGTGGGATTGGATTAGGAACTGATTTAAGTGTAGGGGGTTCTTTAACATTAACTAATAACCCAACAACTACCTCTAACATCAATGTTATCTTACCCTTAACTGGCGTGTCAGGAAGTGGAGCTACTGGAAAAGTATATAGTAATGGAGTTACTATTAATAAAGTAGAGGTTGTTACTGGAGGAAGTGGGTATATTAATGGAGATATAATAGTAATTACTCAAAATGATTTGTTAAACGCAGGTTTTACAGTTACTAATGCTAATTTAAATATTACAATTGGTACTGGTAATTTAACCTCAGTAGCAACTGCTGGAAGAATTTGGTTTGAATATATTTTAAGAAATGAAAGAGTAAATAGTTCAATTAAACAACTTCCAACTCAAGTAACTAATGTTTCAAATTCCCCATATACTAACCCTAACTATGACCATATTAACTCTGTTGGTAGGCAATGGATTTTTGAATATTCTTTAGCTTTAAGTAAAGAAATGTTAGGGTATGTAAGAGGCAAATATAGTAGTATACCTATACCCAATGCCGAAATTAATTTAAATCAAGGAGACTTAATATCAGCAGCAACAGCAGAAAAAACTGCACTAACTGAAAGATTAAGATCGTATTTCGATGAAACTTCTAGACAAGCTTTATTAAATAGAAGAGCAAGTGAAGCTGAAGCTAAAATGACGGAACTTCAACAAGTTCCTTACACAATTTATATAGCATAATATGGCAATGTATACAAGACAGAGAGATGTCTCTCTGGTAAGAAAATTTAATAGAGAAATAATGGGGAACATTATTACTCAACAGTGCGCTATTTACCAGTTTAAGTTAGAAGAAACTAAAACTAATATATATGGTGAAGCAGCTGAAGAAAAATATTATGATGGTCCCTTTTTATTTAATGTTTTAATAAATAGATCTAATGAGGCATATGCCGAAGGAGATGAGGGTATTCAATTTAATCAACCTATTGAATTTTATTTCTTTAGAGATGATTTAGTAGATGCTAAAGTAGTTCCAGAAGTAGGAGATATTATTTTATACCAAGAAGGTTATTATGGTGTACAAAGTACAGTTGCTAATCAATATTGGGGTGGTAAAAATCCATCTTATCCTAATAATGACTCTAATGGTGAACCTAACCCATTAAATCCAGGCTTAAATGAGTTTGGTAATAATTTATCAATTTTAGTATCAACATATTATATCCCTTCAGATAAAGTTGCTATTTCACCTTATATAGAAAGATTCTAATGGCAGGACCTAGAAAACCAATTCCCAAATCCCAAAGAGAAATAAGTAACAGTAAACAAGTTGCTTTTAAAGGTATAGAAGACCGAGGTGCGGTTGGAAACCCTAATAAAGATGACATAAATGTAAATACTCTTACTCAAGCTCAATCTACTGGTATAGAATTTAATAGATCTGAGCAGATGAGTTTTAAAGGGGATAGTACTAAACAATATTCAGTTGGTATTAAAGATATAGATGAGGCAGTATTCTATTATTTTCATAATGTAATAAAACCATTTGTTTATCAAAATGGAGAAAGACGAGAAGTTCCTGTAATATATGCTGCTCCCGAAAGATGGAAATCTTTCCAACGTGATGGCTACTATAGAGATAAAGGGGGCGCTATAATGTTACCTATTTTAGTAATAAAAAGAGATACTTTATCCAAAGATAGAACAGTAGCTAATAAATTAGATTCTAACCAACCTAATTTGTATGGTGTATTTTCTAAAAGCTTTAGTCCTAAAAATTTTTATAGCAATTTTGCAACTTTAAATAATAGAAAACCCGTAGAAACTTTTCAAGTAGTTGCACAACCTGATTATGTTACTTTAGAATATAGCTGTATAATTCAAACATATTACATGGAACAGCTAAATAAAATAGTAGAAGCATGTGAGTATGCATCTGATTCATATTGGGGTAATCCTGAAAGATTCCAATTTAGAGCTTTTATAGATAGCTTTAATACTGCTACTTCATTAACAATTAACCAAGATAGATTAGTAAAAGGTACATTCGGGATTAGATTACGAGGATATATTATTCCTGATACAATACAAAAGGAATTAAATTCAATGAAAAAATACAATTCTAAAGCTAAGGTAACTATTACTAGCGAAGTAGTTAGTGATATGAAAGATACTTTAGTACAAAGAAATCCTACTAGCGATAGAAGGGAAAGAAAATGATTTTTTAAAGAATTTCTTCATATTTATAATTAATCAAGTATAAACAATTAAACAAAAATTTTCGTATGAAAAAGTTATCAGAAGAGGAATTGAAATCATTAAAAGAATTCCAAGACAAAAATAATAAAATAATTGCCGATTTAGGATCAATTGAATTAAATATTAATATCTTAAAAGGTCAAAAAGATGAAGTATTAGAAGAATTTAAAGGATTACAAGATGAATCAAATAAATCTGCCAAAAAATTACAAGATAAGTATGGTGCAGGTAATATTGATTTAAAAACTGGGGAATTTACCCCAGAAGAACCAGCATCAAAATAACTTTTTAAAATAATTTCTAATATTTATAATTAAAATAATATAAATATAATATAAACAATGGCAGAAACATTAATATCCCCAGGTGTATTAGCAAGAGAAAACGATCAATCCTTTGTAGGAGGTAGACCAGTTACTTACGGAGCAGCTATTATAGGCCCTGCAGTAAAAGGTCCTGTTGGGATACCAACAGCCGTTTCTTCTTTCTCACAATACGAATCTATTTTTGGAAGTACTGTAGAAAGTGGTTCTCAATATTATAGTTATTTAAATTCAATAGCAGCAAGAAATTATTTTTCTCAAGGAGGTGAAGGATTATTGATAACTAGAATAGTTACAGGATCATTTGCAGGTGCAGTTACTTCAGGTAGTGCTGAAGGAGTCAATAACTCAGGCATTGATGCTATAGATGTTGGAATAAACGGTACTCTTGCTTATGAAAAACAAGCATTTCAGTTAAAAACAATTTCTGAAGGAACAATAATGAATAACTACCAATTGACATCGTCAGCTGGTGGTACATTAGTTTCTGGTTCTGGAGATAATTTAAGATGGGAAGTTAATTCTTCAAATACATCATCAGGGAATTTTTCATTGCTTATTAGAAGTGGAAATGACACATCAAATGCAAGAACTGTATTAGAATCATATAATGATTTATCAATGGATCCTACAGCACCAAATTATGTTGCTAAAGTAATAGGAGATACTTTTTTTACAATTGCTACTGATGGGTCTGATACTTATGTAAAAACAAATGGTAATTATCCACAAGCAAGTAATTTAGTTTATGTTTCTGCCGTTAATACACCTACTCCTGAGTATTTTGATAATGATGGAACAGCTAAAAACATATTTACTGGAAGTTTACCTGCAATAGGATCAGGTTCATTTACAGATGCCACAGGTAATAACTTTGAAAATAATACTGCTCTATTTAATGAAAATATTAACGCAGCTAATATTCAAGGAATTAGTGCTAATGATTATACACAATCAATTGCTCTATTAAATAATTCAGATTTATATGATTTTAATGTAGTAGCAGCTCCTGGTTTAATAAAATCACTACATTCATCTCAAGTTACTTCATTAGTAAGTTTAGCTCAAAATAGAACAGATTGTATAGCAGTAGTTGACATAGTGC